AGCCCTGCTTATGAGCGAGGTCGAAGAGCTGCTTCAGCGCATCAAGCCGTTCCTTCACGGTCTTGGCTGCGCGATTGATCTGCGGGATCAGCCGGTCCTCGATGTCGGCGGTGCTGACGTCCACGCACTTGACGCCCCCAAAGCGGCGGCCGTCGAGCGACAGCTCCGTCCATGACGAGACGTTGCGCTTGATGTTGCCGCCGCTCCTGAAGGTGATCTTGCCCTGGGCAACGCGCCGGTCGGTCCTGGCATGGAGCAGCACGATCGCGGCATCGATCGTACCCGCCGCTGCGGTGGTGACGACGCCGCCGGTCGTCTGCGCAGCGTTGATCGTCGCAGCGTAGTCCTCGGCTTCCTCGCGGGTGCGGAACTTGCGCTGCTCGCCGACGCCGCCGTGCAGCTTGCGGACGGCGGCAGCGCGGGTATCGACGACCCAACGGTCGGCGCCCTTGCGGTATCGCGGCGTGATCTGAGCGGTCATCTCTCTCTCCTGTTGTTTTCGTTCACCTCCTGTAATGCTAAAGTAACTGGCAGTGAATGACAACCCATGACCGTCAGGTTCTGCAGCGGCTGCGCTTCCACGTCAAGAACTCTGCGCCTTCTTCGAGATCGGCGAATGCCGTGATGCGGCGCACCGGCTCGCCCTCGCTCGGGTCGATGACAAAGAGGATCGTCGAGCCGAACTCATCCTGATGGAAGTTGTGGCGAGTCGCGAACTCGTCGTGCCATTTATAGCCGCGGGCGCGGGCGAGGTGAACGACGCGGCCATCGTCCAGCTCCTCGTGCGCAACGGCCCAAGTGTGGTGATGACCCGCGACGTAGATATCGGCGGCCGCGTCCCACAACGCCGCGCGCTTCTGGCCGTGGAGCCGGTTGTAGATTGATGTGCCTTTATGGTGGTGGGCGGCGTCGACGCGCACCTCGCCGGCGGGGAACGCCAGGCGGAAGCGCGCTCGCCAATCGAGCATCGGAATCTGGGCCACGTTTATGGTCTTCAGATATGTAGCAAATTCGGAGTGCATGGTGTCGTGATTGCCGTGCAGCCAAATCACCCAGGGTATCCCAGCCTCGGCAAGAAACCACCTCGCCAGACGCTGCTCGGTGCGCCTACTCATATCTACATCGGCATACAGATGGACGAGGCGTCCCCAGTTGTCGGCAGAGTCGCCGATGTTCACGGCCATCATGCCGGGAGTACCTGCCAGGATTGCGGCGTCTCGTCGCAACAGCTTGATGTTGCAGTGCGCGCCAAGATGCGGGTCGCCGACCACCGCCAGGCCGACCGGCCTGTCCGACTTGATCGTGATCGGAAACCACTGCTCGGCCGTCTCGCGCGCCTGCTTTTTGTCGAAGCGGCGCTCAAGGTGGTCGAGCATTTCCCCGACGTTGATGTCATCGTCTGGAAACGTCGGCAACTCGACCTCGACCTCGGCCGGCTCCTCGCTGGCAGACAAGCCGAACCGCTGGCGCGCGTTGCGCAGTCGGTGATCAAGAGTCGAGCGGTTGATGTCGAGCGCCAGCGCAGCCGCGGTCACGGTGCCGTGGCGCTCCACCGCGTCGAGTGCCTCGCGCAGCACGGCGTCAGTGAGCTGGGGCGTCGCCAAAAGTGCCGTGCGCCAGTTGCGACGCCAGTCGCCCGGCCCTGTTGGGAACCTGGGTGGCGTACCGGCTGTCGAGCAGTTCCATTGAAGCGAGCTGATAGTCTCGCGCGGCCAGCGCCGCGAGCATTCGCACAAACCCAGAGAGCCGTGTCTGGCCGAGCTGGAAGGCGAGCTGCGCGACGACCGCCTGGCGGGCAGGGTCCAGCTCGTCGAACCAGGGGTAGCGCGCGCACTCGGCGAAAACGCGCGCGACGTCGTTGCGGAGGAGCATCTCGCCCTCGGCTTCGGTGATGCCAAGCCCGCCGTTGCCGTCGATGTTGCGGCCATAGCCGATCGAGTGCGCGCCGGCAGGACACATATAGCAGTATGCTGAAAAGCCCTCTTCGCGCTTCAGTGCGCGGAGCAGAACGTCGGCTGGATAGGCGTCAGTCATCGCAGATAGCTCGCCAGGCAGCGTTGTGTTCTCGGACCTGACGCACGGTTTCGACGCTGTCGACACTGCCCGAAAATGTGATCGGCGAGAATGCCAGGCACGCGCTGTCGACCGTCACGTTTGACGTCGAGGCGCACGCTGCCGTCAGCGCGCCGCACACAACCACCACCGCCGGACTCAGAATCTTGAGCAGAGCATCACTCCCGCCACCACGCCGTCGCTGTTCGTCGCCGAGACGCTGAACGATGCGAGGTCCAGGCACGCGTCAGTCCCTGTTGTCGGGGTCATCGCGCACGCTGACAGCGTCATGGCCAACGCTACGGCGAGCAGCCTGAGCCGCGGCCACCGCTGCCAGCCCGGTCGTAGCTTGTCGAGCAATCGCCTTGGCCGCACCAGCTTCCAGGAGCTGGCGGTCATGCGCGATGCGCGCGAGACTGCGGCCAAGCGACAGCGCACCGCCCAGCAGCGTCAGCCACACTGGTTAGCGCACGCCAGCGCGTAGCCCAGCGAGGCCAAGGCCGGTGAGGACAATCTGCGCCTGTTCCCAGACGGTGTTCCAGCCAGCGGCATCGCCGGCCAAAGCGTTGACAACGCCCACGGCGATCATTAGCGCGGCAACGATGTATGTTTTGCGTCCTCGCAGCAGTTCCATAGTGTGTCTCCTGTTAGTTCATTGAGGGTGGCGGTAGGTCGCCGAGATCGTCGATGCAGCGGGCGCAACGCGACATCACCATCTGGATCATCGTCGCGTGGCACACGCAGCAAAAGAGCACGGGTATATCGAATGCGAAAAACCCGGCGATGGCGTCGGGATCATCCGGCTCGATCTCGGTCTCGCAGATCGTGCAGACCAGCTCGTCGTCGCTCATGTCGAGGCGCCGGGCAGCTCGAAGAAATGTGGCTTGAAGAATCGCACACTGGTGACGCAGCCGTCGCGGATGATCGCGACCAGCACCGTGGCCGTCGGGTCGGCTTTGCGCGCCGTCAGCACCTCCACGCTGTTGGCGTCATTCATTTTTGTGCGCGCAGCAAAGGCCGCGCGCTCGGCGCTGTCCATGAAGTCGAACTGCACCTCGTCTGTCTCGCGCGCCTCGATATAGGCCATCAGTTCGGCGACTCCACGGCAGACGCCCGCCGTTGCCGGCCGGTTGTTGGCATAAAACGCCAACAAAAAAGCCGCCAGCATGGCGGCTATGACAAAGTGCCAGAATCTGTGAATCATCAGCTCAACTCAACGCAGAAAATATGAAACTAGTCGCCTTATCAAGTCCCGCTCCCGCCAACAGTAGCAGTCCAACGACCACTACTCGCGCGCCAAAGAAAGCTCCCCGGCCCCAGGCCGTCTGGCGAACAGAATCTGTTGTCAGCTTATCAAGTTGTCCCCCCATTCTTTTCAAGGCTCGCGTATTTTGCTCCATTAAACTTTCTATTACAGCAGTTCGCTCGCGAAGATTACCAAAGTCCGCCAGACACTCCTGATTTTTAATGCACTGATGAGTCATAGTTATTCGCCGCCGGGGTATGCGTTTGTTTCCGTCAACGTCTTTTCTACGTCGTCAATCGTAGCACCCAGAGCAGCATCATAGGCAGTTAAAATCGCATACATTTTACCGTTTTGCGATGTGTGCACTACCGATTGAACATTATCTTCAATTGCCCTTACCAAAATATCTACTACTCGCTTATGCCACTTATTGAAGTTGTCAATGAACGCGCCTGATATCTCTTCTCGCCTCGCATCTGCAATATAATTTGTAACAGTTTCATTTAGGTTGTGAGACAACAAGGTATGCATCTCAGAGTCCGACAAGGCGTTAAAGTCTGTGCTCTTAACCAATTTTTTCAGACTGTCTTGGAAAGCAGCGAACTTAATCGTTAAGAATTTCTTAGCCGTTGCTGTGACATTTAATTGCGGAATAACGAGTTGCAGCCAAGTGTCTGCGTGGGTAAAAAGCGAATGATTTAGTAGCACAGTTTGGTTGATTTCACCTGATGCTAATTCCTGTCGCTCAAGATGATTCTGCACCAGCATGACGCCCATAGGGCTGAAACCGGTGATGGCCGCCACTGCAATCATGGCAACATTTTTTGTTAGAGTCATAACGGCGTAGTCGGCCATGTTACGTCAGCAGGATCAGCGGTGTTTGCTGGAAGATCACGCAAGGCTTGGCGGTAGTCTTTCCACGCCTGATTGCCGCGACCAGCCGGTGCGTCTGCAAGGAACCTGTCGTCACAGTCTTTCAGGAGTTGGTCGCGTGTGTTGCGTAATTGTGCAAGGGCGCGATCATTTGCGCCATCGGCCCATGCTTGTTCTTCAGCATCTCTAGCTGCATTCTCTGCTGCGGTTAGTTCGATTGTTTGTGAGCCGTTTGGCCCTGCTACTATTTTAGTTCGTGCCATTAGCATTATTCCTTTATGCCTTCGCCAGTTTATATAAAGAGAAAGTCCCCGAAGTGATATTTCCACTACTGGATATAATACGCAGCCCTGTCAGAGTAGCTGAGATGCCGTTCAGACGCTGGAACCCTGAGAAGCCACGCTTATCACCACCGCTGTCTTCAGCAGCAGAACGTAAGTAAACGAATTGTTTATAAGTGGTTTCTGCATCGGCGTGGATAATGACATCACCACTCACACCTTTTGACGAACTGTTCCACATACTATTAAACAATGTTGCAGTGGTAGGATTTACAGCAGCATACGAGGTTGAATTTGTAGCCAGATTAGATAAGTGGCCATCGCAGGCCCCGAAGAACGTCGTCCCATTACTGGAGACTTCTATCAACAGATTGGTGGCGGTAGTTGCTGGGATAACTGCGGTGAACTCCAGCAGGAAGACATCATTTGTTGAGGCGTCAATCCCTGACGTAAAGTCTATAGAAGAATTGTCTGATGCGGCTACGGAACTAATCAAAGTCCAAGCACCACCAGCAGCATCTTCAAAAGCACAAACAGCACCCGCTCCAGAACTAGTCAAAACTTGACCATCAGTTCCTGTCGCTACTGCAACTGGATTGCCTGAAGCATCATAGCTAATAATATTCCCATCTGTTCCCGCTGCCATCTTGGCAAGAGTTACAGCATCATCAACAATCTTGTCGGTAGACACACTCGCGTCGGGAGGCGCACCACCTTGTACTAAATATCCCATTAGAGTTTACTCCTCTACTGGCTTCGTGGGCCAAGTTACATCTGCATAGATTGTGTTTGAGGCAGGTATATCTCTTAATAATTGTCGATAGGTTTTCCATGCGTCACTCATAGTAACATCACCAAGAGCCATCCAATCTGTTTCTGCTAATAGATTATCTCTATGTTCTCGGATTGATGTCATCTCTCTGGCTGGCTGCGCGAGTTCTGCTGCCGCTTCTACTGCATCGGCTGCTATTTCTTCCTCTGGTGTAAAGTCTACCTTCACACCGTCAATTAGATGATGTCTCATGCGTTTGCCCTCCGATATAGCTTAAACACTCCTGAAGCGATGTTCCCTGTTTGCATTGAGAACTGAATAGCTGTATGTGCTTCGGCTGATGTATAATGTCCTCCGCCAGAACCAGTCATTTTGGTTGCCCCGTTAGTTCTAAACCATCCATCAAGAAGCCAGTAAGTATCTGTAGCAGCAGCAGGGTCTACTAAGTTAAAGTTGAACATTCCTGACTCGTCTGTGGCAGTTCCAAGACTATCTTCTGTGATGCGTATATATGTTGTGCTTTCGAAACCGCCAGCAGAGCCACTAGCGGATATGGACGCCGCATGACCTAAGTAGTTGCTTGTTCTATAAGTCGGCCCTGTGATACCTAGTAGCGCCTGTAGATATTTATCGTCTGTACCGGGGATAACCCCCGCCATAACTACCCTATAATCATAACCGGTTTCCATACCTGTAAAGGCTACAGTAGCGCTGGCAGAAGCTGTTTGAGTCGATACGAACTCCCATCCACCACCACCAGCAGCAGCCGCTGAAGTCCAATTTGTTCCATCCGAAGTCAGTAGGTTTCCTGATGTGCCGGGAGCTACGCCGTCTGTGCCACCAACACCGCTTGTTACAACTGTTGTGGCCATTAGAGTTTGCTCCTCTCAGCATTTATCAAGGCGTTCTGAGCCATCCACCAGCCGCCTGTTTCTGTGCCATCTAAATGTTCGCGTAGTCTGCGCGGGGTCATTTCGGCTTCTAGGCGATTGATTTCAGCTTGTGCTGCTCTGGAGGTTGCGCCATCGGCCCAAGCCTTCTCTTCGGCGTCCCTAGCAGTTTCTTCTTCTGCAGTAAAAGGGACTTTCACCCCATCAATCATATGATGTCTAGGCATGTGAAATCCCCCACGTAGTCATGCGGCCTGATGTTATATTGCCACTGTTAAATTGGAAATAAACACGATCTACTGTAATCACAGCCAAACGTATTCCACCACCACTATACTGCTTTAGAACAGGGTTATGGGTGTAGCTAACAGATTGGAAAGTGACTAGGGGATATACAGAACTATCCCCCGGCTGGTGCAACACAACCTGCGCCGCCCAACTTTCTCCAGTTCCGGTTCCGGTAATGCCACTTAAATCTATCTGGGCTGCCGTCAGGGCTGCAGAACCTGCAGGAGTAGATGAGTCCGCGGCGTTACCAACAAAGCAATAAGAATAATCACTAGCACCACTATCCACCCCGCTACTATCTCCAAGACGAAAATACGGCTGTACAGCATCATCGGCAGCGATCATGTCTGCAAACTCAATGACGTAAGTGTCATAAGTGCTATCAAGGCCCGTCTGTGTGAGGCTTGCACTTGCTGACGCAACTTGTGTACCAATTAAAGTCCAAGCACCACCACCAGCAGCAGCAGCCTGAAACGTCGGAGCAGTACCGGCACCATTACTCGTTAGGATTTGACCGGAGTCTCCAGTGGCGACCGCCGCAACGTCGCCGTTCGTGTCATAGCTGATCAGATTGCCGTCTGTTCCCGATGCCATCTTGGCCAGGGTTACAGCATCATCAGGCACCGTACCAACTGCATATGTCGAACCGTACTTCGCTTCGATCTTGAGGGTTCCCGTTGGGATGGCAGTGTCAAACGTCACCGTGGTAGCACTGACACTGTATGTGTCGTGGTGCTGCGTTACACCATCAAAGGCGATGACCAGATCATTCTCTGTGCCGGGGTCAGCCGTCAATGTGACTGTCGTGCTGGACCCAGCCGTAAAGTCTACGCCGCTGCCAGCAAACACATCTACTGTGCCGCTAGTCCTAGTCGATAGATCACTACGTCCGGTTAAAAAACTCATGTCTGCACCAGATAACTGATACTCGCTTCAATGCTGGAGGCATTCTCTGCAATGAAGTCGAGAGTGTCGCTGTTGTTGAGGACGATCTTGCCACCGTTCAGCATATCAAGGCTGTCATTGACGGGGATGTTGACTTGGTGTCCGAGCTCGCTATCCACCCCACCGTCGCGGTTAACGTCTACCGTCACCCAACTGTCCACGGTGGCATGTACGTTAGCCACCGACAATCCGATGACTGTAATGATTTCGCTGGCACCAGCCGTCAGGCCAGCCGCCAGGGATGTCGTGACCAAAAAACCTTTGCCTGTTAGTACATCTGCCATGTTGCTATCCTAGTGCTAAGACGAGGCCGAGTCCGACACCGCCGAGATTTGAGAGTGAGGTTGATGCGGAATCTACATCGCTGAGATTGTTGGCGGCGAGCAGATCGCCAGTGCCTGTGCCGTCATCACCAGAAAATGCGAAAGTGACACCGACCACATCGCCATCAGATAGGGTGCCGAAGGTTGCCACATGCGTCACGGCCACGCGGGAATATGTCGAAGCGGAGGTAACGCTTCCTGACACTTTGTAGACGACACCCGCCGTCGCCGTTCCAGCTTCTTGAATGTAGATCGTGGCTGAATTGCTGGCAGTCGGATCGTCCAGACTGTCAATCAGCGCGTTGATGCTGACACTGTTTCGTTCAACGTCATCGAAATATAAAACTGTAGCTGCTGACAAATCGCCAGAATTTGCCCACACCTTCCCGACGCCTTGGTCGGTGTCAGTGGTGGTTGACTCCCAAGTCAAGGAGATGCCGGGAGCTTTGGAGGAACTGTTAATGGCGGTGTCGATCGCTCCTTGCGTCGCCAATAGAGTGGCACTGCCCGTTGAAATGACGCCGTCGTCGATGCCCGTCACCGTAGCACCTGTTGCCAAGGCAAGGTCTTGGCTGGCCACAAGTGAAACACCAGTGACGGTAGTCCCCGTGACAGCGGCGGCGGATGACCCGCCAATGACAGCGCCATCAAGCGTGCCACCATCAATATCGACGGTGGTTACCAGACCGAGATTCGAGCTGGTGCCAGACAGTACAAGACCGTCGGCGTGTAACTGACCATCGGCGACGGTCAGATTGCCGGAAGACCCACCCGTGGCTGTTGTAGTGCCAACTTGGAAGTAGTCGCCGCTCTCATCCCACAGGATGACAGCATTGTCGCCAGTGGAACCACGCTCCATGATAATGCCCATGTCATTGGCAGAAGCCGCAGCGCCAGAGTTTATCTCAATCAAGAAATCCTTGACCGTCACGTTGGTCGCGTCGTTGGTAACCGTAGTACCGTTAATGGTCAGGTCTCCGGTGACGGTTAGGTTGCCACCGATAGTCTGATCGCCGCCCATCGTGATGTCGTCAACAAATAGTTCTTTCCAACGGACACCAGTGGTTCCGATATCATCGGTACTATCGGTGTCAGAAACAATGCTCCCGCCAAAAGTAGCATTGGTCGTGCCAGTTGGAACACTGATCACAGTAGCATCGGCGCTATTCTTAATGGTTACATCTGTGCTACTTCCCTGGCCAGTTAAGATAAGCCCCTCGCCAGCGGTGTAGCCCATTGCAGCATTATCGGATGCGCTGGTGTCGCCAGTTGCCTCAACAGTCGCGCCGGTAATAACGCCCGCTGCCGTTACTGCAGTGGTAACAGTGATATCATCGACGAAGAGGTTGGCCCAGCGAACCCCTGTCGATCCCAGGCTATCTGTGCTGTCGGTATCGGATAGAACGTCTCCGCCAGATGTAATGGACGAGAATGTCCCAGCAGCCGGTGTCGTGGCGCCGATCACCGTTGAATTTATGCCGGTGCTGGTGACATCGACGACCTTGCTGCCGCCGACGGCCAAGCCGATATTATCAGCGCCAATTCGGTACATGCCGGTATTGGGGTCCGCTGAGTAGGAATAATACGGCAACAGCACCGTGCCATCACTGCCCAGGTTTTGACCCGCCGCCGTTGACGAATTTACCAGCGCGGTGCCAGCCGCGTCCCACCTGAAATAGCTGTCAGCTACTGGCGTGGGTAGCGTGACGGCGATCGAGGCTATGTCAGCCGACACAGGCAGCTTGAGCGACCGATCGATCTTCTCGGTCAACTGCTGCGTCAAGAAAGTCAGCCGATCGAGGCCGGCCTCATGGCTCTCCGCGGGGAATGGGTCGTTTTCGACATAGTCGGTTCCCTGGGTCAGCGCTAGGGCGCGTCGGATCACCACAGTCTCGCCGCTCGCGGGTATATTGCCCGCCGTGAAGGTCACGGTGCCGCCGTCATCGTCGCCTGCGCCACTCACGGTGTAATGTGTGGTGAGTGTCTTGACAACCTCAACGCCCGCAGACGAGCGAATGATGACCTGCAGATCGGCGTCAGCGAAGACCTTGAACGTGTAGGCGAACGCCGCCGTCGCGCCGTCGCCGCTGGCGCTGACTTTTGTGGTGGTCGAAGATACCGTCATGTGGGCTTACTCCTTGGGCTGCGGCGGCGAGCGTAACGCCTGCAAAAACGCTTCTATCGGTTCTTTGAGTGCGGGGTCTTCGGCTGCGATGGCGGTCAGGCGCCCAAAATGCGCGCCGATGCCATTGGGGTTTGTAATCGGCGTCGTCAGCCATTTAATGAATTTGGGGCTGGTTATGAGCTTGGCTGAACGCCGACTGAGAAACCCGAGAGCTAAAACCCCCGCTAGGGTTCCCCCGCCACCGCCGGACGTACCCATTTCAGCAAGCCCCGCGCCAAGCCCGGTTAGGGTCATGTAGGCAATCATCACCCGTGCCGTGTTTGACGTATTTGCCAGCTTTTCCGCACCTCTGAGTGAGGACGCGGCCTCGACAAGAGTCGTAAGCTCCCGGCTTAGCTCGGCGTACCTGGTGCCGCCGAATAGCGCGTCCTTCGCCTCGTCCGACATCTTGACCCAGCTATTCACAAAACTGTCGGGCGAAAACACCTCGCCCGCCGCGTCCTGCCCACTGGCCCGTGCCAAGCCCATCTTATCAAGAACGCTGGCGGCGACCGTGTCCCACTCTTCTGGTTCAAACTGGCTGCGTAATCTACGCAGGCGTGTACCGCCATCACCAAGCCGAGACATGGCGTATCTGTACGCTTGCTCGTCAGTGTCGAACTTGCCAATCTTGTCCAGCAGCTCGCCGGCAGTTTTCATCCACGCACGGGTGTATCGATCAGCAACCGCTAACGCTCTTTGCGCTTTCGGCCCTGCGTACTTTGCAACCGCACTCATGTCTTCGGTCAAGGCGCCGTAGACCAGGCGCATTGTCGCGTTCTGCGACCCGGTTGAGCCGGAAAGTAGCGGCTCGTCCAGGTTCTTGCCGAGAGTCGACCTGATGTCGCGCAAGGCGCTGAACGTCATTTTGCCGGCTGCATGATCCAACTCGTACATCTTGAGGGTGTTGATCGCCGTTCCGAGCGACCCAGCCAAGGACCGCGGCGCCGCGCGCAGCCTCGCCTCAAGGCGTTCGCGCAGCGCCCGCACTGCGTCAAGCGCAACAGGCGCGTCGTCACCAATCAGGTCGAACGCGCGCTTATAGGCGGCGTTCTGTGCTGCGCTGAAGCGCCCGGCAGCATTTTTTACGGCGGTGCGAATGCCGGCGCCCATCTCGGCCGCGGAAACGGCCGTGCCAAACTTGGCAACTAGGGAATCCGCTGCTTGCGTAATTTCTTTAAGCACGCGCCGGGCGTGTTTTTGAATGATGTCACCGCTGAACGGTGACGCTTCCAACGCTTTTTCAAGGGTTGCCACGGTATTGCTGGACGAAACCGCACCTGCCGTCGGCTCAATGCGTAGCGATCGAAACTTCTCCACGAGCAACATCGCTTTTCTGCCGCCGCCACCAAAGGCGCGCTTTGCACCTTCCGCCAGAAGCTCGCCACCGCGTTGACCGCTCGCGCTCAGGAAAAACTCGGTGCCAGCATCTACGCTGCGTTCAAACACGCTGCGCGTATCAACGCGACCCAGAACAATGTTGCTGTAGGTGTCAAACAATTCCCCGCCAACGGCGGCGCCGCCGCCAGCGCCCAGGGCTGCCATAGTGGGTGACGCCACGATCGCGCCCGGCCCAGAGGTAAGCCCGCCGGCAAACCCAAAACTAGCACCTAGGCCAGCGCCAGTAGCCACGAACGCTTCGCGCGCAACGCTGGCAACGTCGCCAAAATCCATGCCCGGTGGATTGTATAGCGTGAGCTTGCCCGTATCAGGGTTAGTGTAAATAAAGTTGTCGTCGCCATACGGCGCGGCGTCTGGGTAATACCGCTGGATATTAGCAAGGCGGTCCTGTGCTGGGCCGCCGCCCACCTGCGCCCTCACAAACGCCGGCGCTCCAGTGTCCTGGTCAATAAACTCTTTGGCTGCGTCTGATTGAATGAAGGCGCTAATGGCTTTTGCTCGATCAGCATCACTCAGGTTGCTCGGCAGATCGATTGGCTGCGGAAAGCCGGGCAGCATATAGCTGGTGTACTCGGATGAAACTTCAGCGGCAGGGCTGGGCGCTGGATCAGTCGCGGCTTGCGTTTCCGCAGGCGGCTCTGGCGCAGGCACAACGGGCGCTTCCGCAGGCGGCTCTGGCGTAGGCACATCAGGAGCTTCCCCGAACACGGTGTCAATTTGCTCTTCTGCCATGTTATTCGCCGGATTGTTGGATTACCGCACCGGTGGCATCAAGCCTAATGGCTGGTTGGAGCACTTCAGCGCCTGCCGGGGGCACTTCAGCGCCTGCCGGGGGCACTTCAGCGCCTGCCGGGGGAACCATCGGCTCTCCACCAACTAGGTCATAGACCACCTGTTCAACAGGAAGGCCGAACATAACAGCAAGCTTTCTGTAACGCTCTTGCAGTTCGCGCTGTAAAGGCATCTGCGACTCAAACAGCTTTTCCGCCGAACTCCTAAAATCAGTTCTCTGCTCTTTTGTAAGCCGCGTGCCGGCCAGCGCGGCGTTGTATCTTGCGTATACTCGTTGCGGTATTGATCCAGTGTTTTGAGCTGTTGCGAACTCTGACTCCCTGACCACAGAGCCGGGGTCAACCATTTTCATGTAGGCAAAAATCAAGCTAACGTCACCTGCTGGCGATACATTGTCTGCTGATGCTTTTACTTTGCCAAAGTTTTCCTGCAGCAACCTGTATCTGGCAGACCCCTTTTCAAACGCATCGCGCAAACTCTTTGCCTGCAGGAACGCTTGCTGTGGATCATCAGCACCCATCCAAAGCATCTTCATTCTAGCTGTCGGTTCTTTGCCGAACTCTGCTTTGTAAAGGGCAGCTTTTTCGCGGTATTTGCGCGTAAATTCGTTTTGCTTATTGTCGTGAGAAATAAACTTCTGCTTGAAACCTTCCTGCAGGCTCA